AAGTTTCTACTGCTTTGGTGGCACAATCATGCGCCAATCTTTTTCCTTTTTCTATTTCTGTTTCCATCGGTGTTGTCTTTCTTGTTTAGTTTTCTCCTGAGGATTTTACGTCTCTTTCAATTTCGACTTTTAACATAGCTTCCTCCATTGTGTTGCCGTCCTGTACATGAAGTAGCTCTCCAGATACAAGGTTGTGCAGGACCTTATTAATCGATGTATACGCTTCATCAGCGAATTTGTTTTCTTTATCTGTACCTGTATTTGGGTTCATACCCCAGTCACAAGCGATATCCAAACCCTTGGGATTTTCTATAAACTTGATGATGAATTGTCTCATAATTCTTCCAGTTCTTTAATTAGATCCTCTACTGTTAGCCCGATTTCTTTTAGTGATTCTACAACCATTGGATCAATAACGATGGTATCTGACCTGGATAAGTCCTCCTTCATACGTTCTTTACTAATCTCGGGTGCACCAGCCATGGCTATGTCTGTATCCATCTGGGTTTGACCACAGTCTTGGATTATTATTTTGTGTTTCAATCTTTTCCCTCCGCGATGATTGTTCCATCTTTAGTGATGTATTTAGCTCCCCCTTTGCCAATTGACGCTACGAAGAACTCTGCCTGTTGATTTTTCATAAAACTTTTGGCGCATGGAAAGCAATGCACTTTCACTTCCGGATTTACTTTCATGAATTCTTGTTGTTTAGGTCCTATCCACACCTCACACTTACACAAAGTGCATTCTCCGGTAATATGTTTAGGTGTAACTTCGAGATGTATGATGCCAATCTCAGCAAGGGCGCTTTTGTCCTTGGGTGGACAGGCCAATAGGAATATGGGTTTATTTTTCATTTTTCTAATGTATCCCTGACTGCTTGTAGTTTTATGATTAGCTGACCCAGGCGACTTGAGACCATGGACATTGTAGTGACTACTCTCTCCATGATACCAGTGGCTTTAACAATATGTTTGGCTGCCAGTATATGATTGTTACTTTGAATGGCTTTAATAGCCTGGTCGACAAAGTAATCTGCAGTGTTAAGGTCTGTGCTCAGGTTCATTGCGATAAGGTCACCTGCACCTTTCCATTCAGATCATGCTGTAACTGTTTGGATACAATGTTCATATAGGAATTGAACAATATCCTGAGCTGGATCTTTTCGTTTCTGGTTAAGGCGATTTTAGGTCGGATATGGAATTGCAGGTGATACTCATCCAGTAGTATTCTTTGAGGTGTTTTCTTTGTTTTTTCTTTTGTTGGCATTTTTTCGTTTTTCGTTTTTGTTTCGCATGCGGATCTGTGATGGCGATCCTTGTGTTGGGTTCGCCTCAAAGAACGCGATTTGTTTCTCCCTTTTGCCACGCGCACGGATTAATTTACCTGAGTAACGCGAGCGGTATGCTGTGTAATATGGTTTTTTCTTTGCCGATCGGCGGCCTTTCTTACGGCTACCGACCTTGCTTCTTTGCATTTGTGCCATTGTTATCCTTTCATTACATCATTGATAGCCTGCACTGATTGTATCCCTTCCACGGGTACAGCAGTAGGGTTAATGAGGTCCCTGACTATGGGCCAATGAACCTTCATGATTTCGAGTAGTTTTAGTGCGTGTTCTATTTCTCTTATGCTAGTCATAGTGTTTGTGGTCCAAGATCATGATCGCCCAGATCCGGCCTGTATCGGAATCCTGCAGTAGCCAGCTTTATTGCTTCATCAGTTTTGCCTTGCCTGACGAGTTGCGCGATCTGTATCATCTCAGTGTCAGTAGCAAAACTAATAGCGATTAAATCCAGAGGTTCTTTCCATGGAACCTTCCAGTACTCCAGCTCAAAAGGATCTTTATCTTTCATCCGATCAATGTTTTCCTGGCCTAGTACGATGAGAACCTCTCTCCGGTTTTTGCTATTGTTTCTGCTTATGATTAGTGGCATTTCTCTCCTTTATTCTGTCGCCCACCAGATGTGCGCGAGCTATTTGTGCTTTTGTGATTCTTTCATCCGTTGCGAATTTCAAATGCTCTTCTTTTGTTGGCAGCCGTAAATGAAATCCTTTCGTAAAGACAGCCAGTTTCCCGCAAGCAAGACACATGGATACATCGCCTGCCCCAGGATTATGATCACCATAGGCGTCTTCTGTAGTATCCATTTTATACCCACAATGTGGACATTTGGTTAATGGTATTTCCATATTGATAATCAGCCAGCACGGGGTTGGACCATGCTGGCTGGGTTAATTAGCTTACGGGTTTCCTTGTTTGTTGTTGTTCTGGGGAAAGATCTCTTTTATCACTTCACGCCCTGATAATTTGATTAATCTGATTTTCATTTTGGACATGTAAGCGATCTGTTCCGCGATCGGTATTAACTGTTCCAATCGTTTTTCATCAGCAGCAATGAGAGGCATACAGCCTAACCCGCCAAATGGCGCAGCTACTATGCCTTCATTTTCATCTGAAGCGTCTACTGAGACAAAAAGATAAACACTCTTAATCTTTGGTAGTGTGTTCTTTGGTTGTTTGAATATTGTTCCTTGCATTTTCTGTTGGTTCCAAGGTTTGTTGGTATGACCAATTGATCAATTCAAGTAATGTGGTTTGACTTGGCAAACTGTCTGTCTGCCAGATAAAGTCAGCCAGCAATTCATCGAAATGCTGATGTAACAGGATATGCCTGTCTTTATGTTCTTCTGGAGTCATAGTTTTATGTACTCATGGCAATTTCCACAATACTGTTGCTCAATGTCGTTTGGGTTATGACTAGTCATACCGCATCGAGGGCAAGTGATTGATGGTTGTTTAGGTTTTGAAATCCATAATGCTCCTTTCTTTTCATGGCTATGTTCGTCTCTATGGATATGAATACAGGCAGCCGCCGCAGCTTCATAACCCCATTGATCGATGCAATCCAGGATGCCAAGGGCATTGTGTCTCATGGCTCTATGACCCGGGCCCATTTTGTCCTGGAACTCATCCAACCATTTGTGGACCTGCTCAAAAGGTCGCCCCAGTTTCTCTGTTGTTTCTTTGCAGTGCTCTTCAAATGTTGCCATTACTTAACTCCTTCCGGGTCGAGATCGTCGATTAATTCTTCAAGGCGTACTAATGCCAGTTGTCCTTCCTGGATCTCTTTAAGATTAGTTGGTCCTAAAGTTGATGATCGAGTTATTAACACGTTCACCATTACCTTAACTTTTTGTAGTTCTTCTTTGATTGTCATTTTATCCTTTCATAGTTTGGGTCAAACACCTTGCGCACGGTATCGATGCACTTAATGCAGGCCGGTCTAATATTGATGAAGTCTTTCTCTTTCATTATGCGATCGAAATCCTCATTGCACTCTGGACAGAGCCAGTCATTGAGATCGCCTTCCTCCTGTGGTATTGGTATCCACTCATTTGAACTGCCATCCATTAAATGGATGCAGACAATGCTCCATGGCAGCCAGCCATCTTTACCGCACTGAATTAGTTTTGTGTTGTCTTTTTTTGACATATTGTTTGATGGGTATGAAGAGTTTCATAACGATCCAGCAAATCGCATTTTCTATATTGTCCTCAGTCACAATCCCGAATTCCATTAATCCTTTCAGGATCACTGCTACAAAGACCAGACAGCACACAGCCAATCCCACTGTTGCTGGGTACAGTTCTGAGAGCCATATTATTGGTACTGCAATCATGTATATGATAAGACTGCGTTTCCAGGTCATTTCTTCTTCTGGTTTTTCTTTTGGTTCTTCTTTTGGTTTCTCTTCTAGTTTGACCAGGACAAAGTTAACTTGTCCTGACTCTTTCATTTTGGGGGCATAAAAAAGCAGCCAATAATTGGCTGCTGCCACTAAGATAAGTAAAATGATCATGCTGTTTTAGTTTTTCTCCATACGATCTTTCATCCATTGTTGTCGTTCTTCTGGTGTTTTCTGTAGTTCTGTTTTGAGTAGTGTTAACAAAAACACTCTCATCACTACCTCTTCTGGCGGGCTTAGCTCTTTATCTGCAAAATGGCGATCAGACTTTTTGATACTTGAATCTGCAAATGCAAAAGCCCGCATTATCCCGGATTGATCTACCCCGAGTTGTTGTCCAATCTCATCCATTAACTTGCGTACAGTCATTGTTCCTTTCTAATAGTCGTATTTGTTGTGGCCATCTTTGGCATACAAAAACATGCCAAACCCAAATATAGCTATACCCCATGCCTCAAAGTAAGCTGCTACGGCTGATACCACCAGCCAGAACAGCATTACACAATATGTGAGTTTACTCATTTGTACTCTGTGATTCCAAGACGCTGATATATCGATCGCATCCTATCATTCAATGCTACTGAGCCGCCAAATCGCATTCCCAATGATTCATAAGTGGTTTTAGCCGCTTTCAACAGTTCTGTAGCATGTCCTTGCCCTTCCTCTTTCGAGCTTATGGAATATAGAGTGGCCCATTTGCCTTCCTCATCCTCCCCAACTCCAAACTCTGCTGAGCAGGATTCATGTTCCCAGCGCTCAAGAGGCATGCCCATCACATTGACCTTTATTCGTTTCATTGATATCCTTTCTCAACTGCCTTAATCACGTTTTCGGTGCAATGAGAACGAACACCTTTCCATCGAATCTTGAGTTGAACCTTATTGATCCTGCGTATTTTATCGCACCGCTTATCATCACAGTAACTAGCGTATTTACCCCTCCTGTGACAAAGTCGTCTATCCTCCTCGGGTTTAATTATAGCTTTAGTAAATGTCCTGCCACATGCTCTGCAATGTGTTGATATCATAAATTAGAATGGGTGTTCACCAAACACCTGGTGTAGTTCTTCCCAACCAATGGGCTCAATGTCCTTCACCCCACACTCAGGACATTCCCCATTGCATGCACAGCTCCAGGTGTCATACCATTCTACCCCTGGTTTAACCTCACAATCATCATGTCTATATTGAATCAGATATTGTGTTGCCATTATGTTCCTTTCATCGCTTCAATCAGTGCTATAGCTGTATCACCATCTATGATAAATACAGCGTCCCCAGGGTACAGCCAGCTGCTTATATGTTTTCCCCATTCCCTGTGATCAGTCTCACCTGAATGCATCTCGAATAACTCCAAATCATCTGTCTCAATTATTATTTTCATGGTCTATTGTGCTTTGTACCAATTTCCTCAAGTTATCTATCACAGCCAATGTTTCCTGCGGTCCTAAATCACCCCTTGTGACAAGCATAGCTTGTGTGCACATTCTCATCTCTGATTCAACATCATCCACTGCTTCCAAGATGCTGATCGGATTTACTTGTGCATCCCAATTATCATACCAAACCCGATACTGATCTGATTGTCCTATTTTCATTACTCCTTTTTTCCTCCTTTTTTCCTGGTTAAATGAAATGCCCCATGGCATCACGCTCTCTCCCTACATGCAGTGTATTGCCTGCAGCGAATCCATCGCCTTCATTGAAACGCTCTAATGCTTCATCACTGATCTCTATAGGGCCTACCACACGCTGTATGCGCTTGCGTAAGCCATTTAGGGCAATTTGGTGTCTTAGCGCTTTATCTGCCTTAGTGATCTCACCTCTCTTAATGTTATTAAGGATCAATGCACTAATCCTGCCCTTCGCTACTGCATCCTTCATATTCTCACGCTGTGTGGCTTCATACAGGTGAGCTGGATTACAGCAGGCACGATTATCACACTTATGACATACATTGCGTTCTGTAATGCGCCCATTGAAAAGCTCATATGCTACACGATGAGCCCAGTGTTTTTGATTCAGATATGTGAACTCACCATAGCCAGCTTGATTACGGCCTTTATGCCATACCCAACACTCATCTTCATTACCTTTATTTACCCCAGCCCAGAATGCTTGTTCTAATGAATTGTATTTGGATTTGCGTTTCATATTGACTATATGTACTTGTGTAGTAATGCTTGTCAACGACCCTCTGAAATTATGGTGGTGGAGTAAGAAAACTACTATGTTTGATCGCTTTTTAGGTTACTCCCGTTAGGGTAGTTCAACAATTTATACAAGTTGTTGAAACATTAGGGTTTACGAATGAGATGCTGAAGTGATCCAGCACAGACAGCTCTGCCGATGATAATTAGGGTAAGAAAGTTATGTCAAGATTATTTTTAAATAAATCGAATGGGATTGGACCATTCGACTTCCTATGCTTTTGCTTTGCCTCTCAACGCCTCTTCGCCTTTGCTGAGCTGAGCGTGCCAATGCCGTGCCCTTGCCTTTCTGACCCCTACTATTGTGTGTCGAAACTTTCACGCCTTGCTGCATAGCGCCATTCATAGCCCATTGCTGAACGACTCGGTACTGTTCCTTTGCTTGGCAAGTCATCTCGCCTAGATACTGTGCATTTGCCGTGTCTTGCTACATTTAGCCTTTGCTCGGCTCGTCTCAGCTACGATTGGCCTTTGCCCGGCCTTTCAACACTTCTCCACGCTTTTGCTGCTCTTAACCTCACATCGCCACAGCAGATATTATCACTGCGGCTCAAGACAACACTATGCTTTGCTATTGCGGTTCGGAACCCTACCATGCCAGTGCAATACTAATCTATGCTCTGCCTTTGCGTTGACTTTCGCTTACATTCTATGCGGGTCCATGCCTTTGCTGGACATTGCATCGCGTGACGCAGCCACTGCGTTGCCCCACCTTTTGATGCTTCACCTCGCCTTTGCTGTTCTCAACATAACTCTGCCACAGCAGATATTATCTACGCTTTGCATTTCCACTGCGGCTCAATCCGACTCAGGGCCCCTCGGTACCATTCCCTTGCGTATCAAAGCTCCACCCCGCCTCACGCTGCCTTTGCATTACCTTACTTTGCCTGCCCACTGCTATTCGGCACAATGCCTTTCCTGTGCTCGGCCACGCCTCACGACCCTTTTGCGGAGCATCACGTAACCTACCCTTGCGTAACCTCATATAGCATTGCCAGTGCGATACTACTCGCCGCATGGCTCTGCCCTTTGCTGTGCTTGGCAACACTTCGCTCATCCTATGCACAACTTTGCCTTACTTCGCCTTGGCTGTACTACTCTTTGATTTCTTCCCATTTGAATCGGCCTTTGCCGCTGTTTCGCCATTGACCGATTCCACTCAATTGCCCGTAATCCAACCATTCCCGGACAAGATCCTCATGTTTTTCATCGAGCATGCGGATCTCGAACTCAATATTCGATTCAGAGGGCACAGTTTCGCTGTTGGCCAGTGCAATTCTCTCACCTTGCGCAGTTTGTCCGCGCAACGGTCTTTGGCATTCTCCGATCTCTCCATTGAAGCTGAACAGGATTTTTCGCGGAAACACAAAGATAGTGCCGTCTATCACCTTCTTGTATGCTTTGACCTTGTTGCTCAAAGTGCCAGGAACCCGCATCAGCGCACTGCACGCGCCTTTGAAGAATCCTTTCACCTGATAATCGTACAGGAACGGTTTTCCATTTTCTTTTGGGAAGATGGTTTTACTCTTCATCTCTACTTCTTCAGCCCCGATCGCCGCGACCTCTTCTTCGAGTGTTTTGGCATCCGGCGCTTTACTGGCAATGAATTCACTATGGATCTTGGGATCAGACGCTGCTGTCCCTAATATTTCCTCAGTGAACGTTAATTTTATTTTTATCTGTTTCATTACTGACTCCTTTGGTTTTTGGTTTAACTGTCGGAACGGCTAACAGATTGGCTTAGCCGTTCTCATTAAACGAAATTGGGGGGGGTTGAGTGCCGCCGTAAGAGGTGCCTCAATCGCCGTTCCCTATACGGGACCAGTTTCAGCTTGTACTCTCTCACGCTATGCTTCGTGTGCGGGGGTCTCCCGACGCAGACTCTCTGCGGTGTCCACTTAGCTCGGCTAGTACGGGCACGGCACCCAAAAATTGACTCCAGATAAGATCACCACGCGCTACCCACCCGTATTAACGGAGCCTTATACTCTCCTCCGGCCACAGCCTTGTTCGTGTCTTATCTGGAATCGTTGCTTCCCAGGGAATTGTCTACTCTGCCATATTTTTCATGTCAAACCACTAAGGTTGATACTGCGATTAATCGGTATGATTATATTACAGCTTATCATATGCGTAGTCGGATTGATCATGTACGTCATAGCCGAGAAACCCAAAATTCAGGAAATCGGTAGAATCATGTTTTGGACTGGTCTACTGTCATTCCTATTGGGCGCACACAATATTCCCTTGTTACCGCATTCTTAATCCCAGGTATGCCGACGCCTCTTTAGAGCATCTTTTTGGAATGCGGCTACTTTGATTTCTGCTTCCTTGTTTCTCACTACTTTATGCCATTTAGGCAGAAACAGTGACCTGTGATGACCGGTACGCCGATCGGTGATGTACCCTCTGGCGTAAGTGCCTTTGGATACGGTAATAGCCGATTTGGCTACATGCGTGGTTTCCCCAAGTTGCATGCAACGGATGCGACCAGATTCTCTGGTGGCAAGCTTATTTAGCCAATTCAGGGTCTTGGCGGTGCAGGGAATGAAAAACCATTCCCCTTGTCGCAATGAACCTTTGGTCACTTCTTCAGGCCGCAGACGCCGGTGAGCGCCTCTCACTGATTTGACTGGTCCTGATATTGGACAGATGAAGTTTCGAGTTTCATCCATCCCCAGTAAGAAGTGATTGGTAGTCGGATCTTTGACTATCGCAGTCACTTTGCCCTGGATCAGGTAATATTTGTTTACGCCAGGTCTCCTAATGTTTGCACCAAGACGTTCACATTTAATGTTTGTGACGGTCCATTCTGCTTCTTTTGGCATGATTACCGGGAAATGCCGTTTAAGGCGTTCCATGATAAATGCCTGGGTTGGCTCAGAATCATTCCAGACTCTGTCTTTGACCACCCTGGTGACCTCTCTGCCTTTCTCCCGTACTGTCATTGTAGCTTGCCGAAGTCGTTTGCTCCCGCAAATGTCGATTTTGGCAGCGCCATGGTTGACCAGTACCACGCCTTCTTTGTGGCGCGGAACGATTGTGAGCGCAAACACGTCTTCCCCGATCGGGGGACGCACGTATCCTCTTGCTCTGATTCCGTAGTGTTTTAACGATTTAACTATGTCTTGTGTTTTCATTTTCCTTTCTTTTGTTTGTTGTTTTAGGGGGTCCAGGAGTGGCGACGGAAAGATCCATGAACTTTCCGCCGCCTGTTCCTTCACCTCCTTTCTTTCTAAGGCGACCAACCTCGCCAATTCATTTCGGTTCGTCTTTTTTGAACCGTTTCTCAAACATTTTGACTTCAGCGTTATCTTCCTGACCTATTTCTTCTCCAAACTCCCGGAGCTTTTCTAAAATCCTGGCAGCGATGGAGATTTCCTCTTTGGTAGGATTTTCGCTATAAACTCTGGCATCCAAAGATCCAGCGACCCTTTGATCAGGAAGTTTATCTTTCTCTAGTATTTTAATGATAATATCGATCACAACGGTTGGTTCCTTTTTGCCCCTGGTTTATTGACATCGGATCGTAGGGGCGTAGTCCGATCCGAAATCCGATCTTACCTTACAAATCATGTTAACCCAAGCTGCCATAGCCCGGGATTGGAATTGTAGTCGCGCCTACATTAATGAACTGGTTAAGAGAGGGTTACCTCTCGATTCTTTTGAGAACGCCAGACTCTGGCGCGATGCTCATGCCAGACGAAGATCCCCGACTGATCCCAAGCAATTGAGTCGCCTGGATGATGAAAAACCCCATGTTTATTCGGATGGTTCCCCGAAACCTTCCGAGTCCATGGACGACACACTCAAAAACGCCATCAGCGCTGCTGATGAAGCATGGCGGCTCCTCAAGGAAGCGATGTTGGAAGGCAAAGATTCTAAAATCAGTATCCGCTTAAGTGTACACTCCAAAGCTGTCGAAGCCCGGATAAAAGCCGAATCGATGATTCGCGAAGAGCAGGAGAGGCGCAACATTCTGATCCCTCTGGCCAAAGCCCAGGAGATAACGCGATCTGCATTTGAAGTTATCATCAAACGGATGACCTCGTTGCCGCAGAACATTGCGCCTCGTTGCAATCCTCATGATCCTGCTCATGCCCTGGACATTCTGGAAGTCGAATGTACTGGGATAATTTCAGCCGCACAGAAAGCAATAATATGAAATGGATTGAAAACAGTGGTGAGGATTGCAAGAAATATCCCAAATGGAGGAAACGCGCTGCAATTGATGACGATGGAACCATCTTTTTCCCAGCAGGTAATGTAGCATCCGAAATGCTAATATTTTTTGAGATTAGCTGGGAAGCTAATCAAAGAGTCATTGTGGACAGCAAACATTTATATGTTCCCATCGATTGGCTGATTCGTAATCATCCCAAAGCCGCTACTGATTTGGAAAGAATTAAAGCCAAAATCCAGAATAAGATCAAAGATGAAAACGATTGAAGAATACCGCCAATTTGTATGGGGATTACTGGAACCACCCAAGAAAGAGAGTGTGGTCGACTGGTGCGAAAACAATGTCTCAGTTCCTACTGGAGCAGTGCAGGGTCAGCTCTCCATGCGAATGGCTCCTTATGGCCGGGAAATTCTGGAGCGATTTGGAGACAGAAAGACCCGCAGTTTAACCATGTGTTTCGCTTCCCAGAGTTCCAAGACCACTCTGATCATCCTTGGGATGCTCTACCGGCTTTGTAAAAACCCGCAGGACGCAATGTGGGTCATGCCCAACCGGGAACTGGCCAATTCCTTCAGTAAAAGCCGGTGGATGAAGTTTATCCAGGAATGTCCTCCGACCAAATCCCTACTGCCGCTTACTGGAAGAGGAGAAATCGATCGGCACCTGTTTGCGTTCATGGAACAGCATTTTATCAACATGTTTCTCAAGTTTGTGGGGAGTAATTCTCCGGCAAACCTGGCTTCTTTTCCATGTGGAACATTAGTGATGGATGAAACCGATAAATACGGTGAACAGACCAAGTACGAAGCAGCTGCTCTGGATCTGGCAGAGGAACGGACCAAAACTTTTCCATTTTCACTCATAGTCAAAGCCAGTACGCCAACTATGGCGGCCAGAATGATCTGGCCAGCTTTTGAAGCAAGCGATCAGCGGCGCTACTGGGTGCCTTGTCCAAGGTGCGGGAAAGACATTTTACTATTTTTTAAGTTCAAAAGTGAAGTGCACGGTGATTGTGGACTGCGATGGTACAGAGGGAGTGATGTCGAGGTTAAAACTAACGGCGAGTGGGACTTGAATAAAGTCAAACAGCAAGCATACTACAAATGCCAGGAGTGCGGAGGTGAGATCCAGGATTATGAAAGATCGAAGATACTTGAAGCGGGGAAATGGATACCCGGCAACACCCAGACCGAAGAAGGTGTCTACGGATATCACCTTTCCTCTCTTTACTCCATCCTTTCCGACAAAACCTCCTTCGGTGCGATTGCTGTCAAATGGCTGCAGTCTAAAAGTATTCTCAGTGGACGACAAAATTTTATTAATTCATGGTTAGCTGAGACCTGGGACGCCGAACGCGCCTTTGATCACATAGATATCCAGCGGGAAGAATATAACCCTCTATCGCTTCCTGAAAAGGCGACCGCTCTCATGTTCGCGGATGTGCAGGAAAATGGGTTCTGGGTGGTAATCCGGCGCTTTATGCCCCCTTCTAAAGAACTGCCGTATGGTGAAAGCTGGCTGCTCCACGCTGATTTTGCCGAAAGCGAAGATCACCTTGAAAAGTTGGCCAAGGACTTTAATGTGCTCAATCACAATGTCCTCCTCGACATGGCCCACCGACCTAACCAGGTCGGTCGAATGTGCATCGAGCACAACTGGCGGGGATTGTGGGGTACGGACACCAAAGCCTTCTACCATAGGCAACCGAACAATGTTCGGATCGAGAGGATCTATTCGGTTGTACAATTGCGTGACCCACATCTCGGTACCCCTATGGCCAACCGAACGTTCCAGAGAGCTAAATACATCAAATACTCTAAATCCGCCGCTCTGGACCTTGTGTCCAGTCTCCGGTACGCCACTCCCACAATCTGGCATGTCAGTGCAAATGTCAGTGACCGGTACCAAAGACAACTCAATTCCAAAGTCAAAGTGATGCAACAGAGTAAGAAAACCGGACGCTGGGAAAGTTTCTGGAAAGACTTGCACACTGAGGATCACCTTTTGGATGCTGAATGCGGGGTAGCGATACAAGCGGTGATTCTGGGACTTGTGGCAGTTCCTCAGGAACGAATTGATATCGCAGCATGAACAGATTTTGCGCCAAGTGTTTACAATGGAAAAATGAATCTGAATTTTATCTCTGGAAACCTAAATCCAAATGGTCTTCATATTGCAATGGTTGTAGGCCTATTGTGCGCATGGAATCTAGAGCTAAGAATAAAGAACCTTACCTAAAATATCAGGCTAGATATTATCTATCTAACCGAAATAGACGGTATGGAATGCCGATTGGATGGTTTAACCAACAATTGAAACAACAGGGCGGGGGTTGCGCTATCTGTGGACAGAATAAGAACCTTCATATTGATCACGATCATTCCTGCTGTCCTCGAAAATCTGGAGAAATCAAAAATACTTGCGGTAAGTGTACGCGAGGAATTCTTTGTAAACGCTGTAATATACTGATTGCTGAATTGGAGCGCATTGGACCCGCCGGTTTTAAAA